ATGTAGCTGTCTTTCCAGCTTCCCGATCTCCCTCATCCAGTTATGGACGAAAAATGCGGTACTGTCCTTCCACATGACGCCTTTCTTGCATTTCATCATGGAATTATACAGTGCTTCATAGCCTATTATTTCTTCTGTATCCATTCCATCTCCCCGTCGTTGTCGCGGCGTGGATAGCGGTACCAGCCCGCAGGCTGACCGCATCGCCGTTCTATTGTTCACCACCGTAGTGGCAGGGCTTTCGGCTCCTTGCATACTTCATTTCCCTGCAACCTCACTATGTGAAGCCTTTTCGCACGTCTAAAGTATCCAATCCGGGGCGCACCGATTCGCGTTGATCGCGTTGTTGTTGTTGACGTTGCCCGACGCGTTCACATTCCACGTATTGTTGGCGTTGCCGCGATTAGCTGAACGCAGTCGCACGTTCTGCGGTGAGATAACAGCCTACTGCCCTATGTCAACGTCTCAGGGATCTCATTCTCCTGGAACGGTCGGCATCTGAATCTCTCCATTTTTGGAGTAAATCATGCACTTCTACTATTAAATCATCCCAGTATTTTACCCGCTTCATCCGCAGATGGAAGACCATCTTTGCAATTTGTATCTCTGATCGAAGACTCTCGCATTCTGCAATAGCTATGTTCTGGAGCCGGTTTCTCTCAGCTCCGGCCTCAGGTGTTTTGAATGGTATGTTATTTGCCACTCTTGTCCTGTGGTATATATCTGTTGCATACGCCACAATCTTCTTCGTCGTGTCTTCGTGGTCTGGTGTAAATACTTTGGGATTATCTGTTATGTTTACGGTATAGGTCGCAAGCTCCAAGGCTTTTGTCTGTGCGTCGAACTTGCCTTCCCCTCTTTCGTCTTTTCGTACCATTTCTGTCTCCTCCACGGGCGGAGGTGTCCGCCCGTGATTAGCCGATTAGCAGATTGCGCAAGCCGGGGCGCACCGATGCGCGTTGATCGCGTTGCTGTTGTGGACGTTGCCCGACGCGTTCACATTCCACGTATTGCCGACGTAGCCGCGATGAGTAGAACGCAGCCGCACGTACTGCGGTGAGACGTGGTTTTCAATCGCGAAGGTTCTGATCTGCGGATATGTCTGGTACTGTTTCATCTTGGTAGCCAGTCCGGAAGCATGTTTCCAGTAAGGGCAAGCCTCGCCTTCTCCGGCTAACTGTGGCTCGATGTACATTTCTTCCAGGGACAGAGGGAAGAATCTGTCATAAGTAACTTCCGTGTCTCCGTCAGACTTATCTGTCACGGTGTTCAGAGCTGTGACTACTTTAACCGGCTGGATGCACTCCAGGAAGTCAGCCTCGAATCCTTTCAGGAATCCATCCTTCTGGGACAGCTGATCAGGGGCTCTGTCGTAGTCATTCTGAGAAGCCCACCACTCTCCTGCGGCTGCATCACTGTTCAGCCACTGTCTGAGTGCGCTCTGACTCCATCTGTTGTAGCCATAAGCCAGGCGGTGTAGACTGTTCACCTTTCCATCACCAGCAGGAAGGAAGGTTCCCAGGTTTGTGCCTCCGGATCCGGCTGTCACGGACACCGTTTCAATGGCTGCGCTGTTTCCGTCTGCGAAAGAATATACTTTCCAGGCTGTTGGGGCCTGATCGGGCATTCCATAGAATCCAGCCAGGAGACCGCCTGCTGGCACCGGCTTAGTCAGTGCGAACTGGTAGGTCTCGTTTGCCTTACAGTTATTTCCCCAGTTTGCCCCAACAATGATGTTGTAGGTGCCAGCCGGAAGCTCTGACTCTGCTTTGTAGAATGCTTCGTACTGGTCGAACTGTACGCCGAACGGTGTTGCATAATGCCACTGTAAATAAAGACCAGGAACCTCTGATCCATCCTTCAGGGTGACGTTTGCAATCTTGATCACGTCCATCGGTACAGAGTATTTTGTTCCGGTTTTGGTGTCTGTCCACGGAACGATGATCTGGTCGCCGATCTGGAAGACATCCGCAGCCTTTCCTGACTGCACGATTCTTCTGATCTCCTGCATGGTTGTTACTTTCTCCAGGCTACTCCCTACTTCTATGCCTTTCAAAATGTTCAGGGTGTGGAGTTTTTCTGCAATGTCCTTTCCTGTTTCATCTGTCATAATAGGGCTTGTTACTTTGCTCATTTCTTTATTCCTCCTCATAAGTTACACACAGTTTTCCGTCAACTACGGAAAGTCCAAGATCAGCGATCATCTGGACGATGGCTGCATCGTTCCCTAAAAACTGTCTGTGTGCTTCATTCCAGTTTTCATATAAATCAGTGGTATCTATGTCCCACTCTTTCATTTCCGGCTTGTATTCCGGAGTGTATTTCAGATTGCTCATGTCACGCCTCCATATTATGAGTAGTGGTTGCGGATCCGGTAGGTCTCTTTGATGTCGTCTTTCTGCTTCGGAAGGAAATTCAGGAAGCAGATCGGATCCCCTTCTGAATCAATCAGCATCATCTCACTGATCTTGCTTCCTACGCATTCATTTTCCGCAAGGACAAGAGCGTATTCATAACAGGCGTCGTCCACCTTCTCGGATGCTGTGTATGCTCTTCGGATGACCTCTGCGGTCAGCTTCGTTGCGGATCCAGCTGGTGTTTTTACATTCCCGCTTCCATCTACGCCTCCCGTTCCAAGTGCGATCTGGGCGACTGTGGCGATCTTTCCCGCGCTGTGTGTCGCCTGGGCGATCTTCTTTCTATGAACGTCTGAGATAGTGTACTTCATTTCATTCTCCTCTCTGTTTACCCGATACTTCCAGATCCCTGGGCTACCGTGTAAACGTCAAATAAATAGTCTTTTCTTGCTTCAATCCGTCCGGTCAGGGTACTGAGTGTTCTGGATCCATCCAGCTTCCTGCTTCCATCCAGATGCCGGGCCGGGAAGAATATAGTTGTCATTCGGATCCCGTAGACTGGAGTTATATCCTGTTCCTGCCTCGCTGCCATGTGGTACTCATTCCTAGCTTCCGGATGCCATTTCCATGTCTCTCTCACCCGGAAAAGAAAGTCACTGGCAAGACTGACCAGTACGTCCGTATTCCGTAGATACCTGGCATTCATCAGAACCTCATACTCCTGATCTTGAACCGTCTTATGTTCTGCAAGAGCTGTGTACTCAGTAAAAGCCTGTGCCATGAAAGAGACCTGTGTCTCCGTCTGGAATAAGTAGTCCGGTAGTAGTTCAATCTGGCCTACCGAATAGGAGAGCGTTCTGGATCCATCCAGTTTCCTGCTTCCGTCCAGATATCTCTGCTTATAGAAATGGCTGCGGAGCAGATAGGTTGTATCCATCTCGCTGATCAGTTTGTTCCACACGTCCGCATAGTACCGGATAAGGTAGTTGTCTTTCGATGTAGACTCTTTCTTGTCCCGGACTTCCCGGATCAGGTTGGCTGTGCTGGTCGGCTGTGGGTTCGCTACATCCTCATTGATGATAATAATGAACTCCGCCCACCGGTCCCAGTCTCCGTTGTAACGTGGAAGCCACACATGCTCCACATCTTCGTAGCCGATCGAGTTGACCGCCAGGATGATGCCGTCTCTCGTTCCTCCAAGTCTCTCCGTCTCGTCGTACATGGCAATCCTGGAGCGGAAGGCGTCGTTTGACTCGCCTACATACTGGGTTATCCCATCCGGACCTCGGTCTTCAGCATGGATCTGAAGCATGATGTCGCTACAGGTTGCTATGGTCGTCTCGTCTCTGGCTCTCTGAAGATCGTCCTTTACTTCGTCCCACCAGCCTCCCATGACCTTCGCCCAGATCCACCACTGATTTTGTGCTTTCTTCAGTATCTTGAAGGGCTTGGAGAGTAGATACCAGATATAATCTCTGAATTTATCCATTATCTCCTCCTTATGCCACGTTCAGGACTGTTATTTTGATCTCCCCCGGCACGATAACGGTGCCGATCGGGACGTGAACGTCCTCCGCAGGCTGTGTGATCAGACATTTTCTATACCGTGGAATGTTCGGAAGAAGTGTTCCGATGATGCTATCACGGTACAGTACATTCAGCTCATCCCTGGTTTTAATGTCCATCATGTTCCGGATCAGGCTCTCGATGGTGTCCTGATATCCGGCTGTAGACACGTTCTTTTCAATGTATACCGTGATCTCAATGTCCTGTTTTTGCTGTGTGGAGCTCTTGACTAAATAATCCCCATAGCTTCCAGTCAGCGGTTCGATTGCTTCCTCAACGTCTTCGATTAGCTCCGGGCTGGCTGTTCCACTGTTTCCAGTAACGATAATGTCCACCGTTCCCTGGCCTCGCGGATGCTGGGAATCAATATAGGCTACTGCCACGCCAGGAACCTCTTCCACGGTACTCTTCAACTTCCTGTCGATCGTTCGCTCTGCGATTAGGGCCCGGCTGTTAATGCAGCGTTTTCGGAGGTGCTCCGCAGTCTCTTTCTCCTGGCCTTCGTTAGTGATCCAGTCTTCCTCGTTGGTGACTGTGGCGTCCCCTTCGATATGGACCATTGATACTGTGATCTTCCCAGTCTCCACATTGTAAGCTGTCCCGATCTCCTCCGCCTGCACCAGCACCTTCTGTGTCGCCTGGTTTGCTGGGAGGATCGTGTCTTCCAGGGCATAAAACCTCAAATATCCGCCATATGCGTCCGGCGTTGTCCGGAATGGGTGTCCTCTGGCAATTCGGACAGCCTGGCTTGTATCTTTCCTGGTTATCGTCAGATAGCCTTCTGTCTTCTCACCTTCATCCAGTGTCTTGGAATAGTCTGCAGCTCTGATCTCTACCCAGTCGTCCGGACAGTGTTTCATAAATGCACTGTTGATCAGATCCACGGCCAGCTGTTTGAGCTGCACGCCTATGTGTATGGCTATCCGGAGCAGGATGTAGAACACGCCGCCTTTCGAGAAGTTAGTGATCACGAAACCAGCTTCTTTCAGTTCTTCGATTTTTGCTTCCGTTTCCTCTTCTTCATCCGGTACCCGGATGATCTTGTCCATGATTTCAGACGGTATCATTCGATCGTCACCTCCGCCCCGTCTATTCTAATATCTTTGTTTACTTCTTTTTCGGCATCCAGTGGGCTGTATGTCACCCGTAGAGTCCGCCGTCCTTTGCGGTCTGGCGCGGTGATGCTGGTCTTTATGCTGTCCGGTTCTATATAGTCCCGTTTTGTCAGTTTTTCCCGCGTCCTGGCGTAGATCTCTTCGTTCGCTTCTTCAGAATCCAATCCGTTCAGGACTGTCCCGTAGCCGAAGCCGTAAGCCCACCGGCCTTCCTCATCTTCATGTAGAAGCTCGCCTTCCTCTGTGAGCATTTCCATCCACACATCTTGGATCCAGCAGTCCTCTTCAGATACAAGCCGGACGTCTCCATCTTCTCCCACTACCGGCTGACCATACTGGTCCAGGGCAATGTCGGTGTCGTCTGTTCCGGTCAACCTCACTTTGCATACCTCCCCACGATGTAGGGAGCTATGATGCCATAAAGGAACACGACCACCACAAGCTCGCCTTTTTTACACTCCACATTAGACGCCACAGACGGGATCTCCGGGAAGCTCTTGTCTTCCTGAAGGTTCCTGTCCAGGATCTTCAGTGTGTAGTAATGGTCTTCCGCTTTTGTGACTACTGCCACCATTGCTCCGGGGAGGGTTGCGTGTGGGAGTTCTTTCTTCAGATAATCTTTTATCACTGTTTTGACATAATTTTTGAGTTTATCCATCTTCTACCTCCCTGAATGTAATGTACATCTCCATCATTCCCTTGTCGTTCGATTCCACCGTTACGCTTTCAACTTCGCCTACTGCAATGAGGTTTTCGTGGTCGATGTTGATATACTGGGAGTGATGGATCCACGGTACGCCGATCACTTCCGCCGTCCAGGATCCTCCGCTTTTCTCCAGCTCCAGAATGTTGGAATCATTCAGCTCGTACAGATATTCCTGTTCCGGACGTTTTCCCCAGTAGAAAGTATCGTCCCAGTAGAAGAACGGTACTTCCAGCCCCCAGGCTGCATTTACCTCCTGAATGGCATCCCGCCCGTTCTTGGAGTCAATCGTCAATGTTTTCTTAGTGTCATATAAATCTTCGCTTAGGATATAGTCCGTAACACCGCAAAGAGTAAGGATGTAGCGTATCGCTTCCCGCGGATGGCAGTCCACGAAGGTCGCTGTGATCTTTGTGTCCAGAAGTCTCCACATCCCGTCCTGGATCAGGAGCTCTGTCCCGTCGTTTTGCCAGCTTCCTCTTCCGTCGATAATGTTCTCGAAGTCTTCCTCGCTCCCCATATCTACCCGGCAGTCGCTGACATCCGCGGTGCTTACCGCCTCCAGCGCGTCCGCTGTAAAAAACACCTTGCAGGTGTCACAGTGTGCCGCTTTGCTGCTTTTGTATTTGATATAGATGCCGTCATTCAGTTCTACAGTCTGAAGGATCAGGTGGTATTCCGGAGCTGTCAGTTTCTTGTACATTTACATCACTTCTTTTTCGTCGTCTTTTTCTTGGTAGTCTTCTTCACTACCTTCTTGGCTGCTTTCTTTGCTGTTGTCTTGTTCTTGGTATCCTTTGCAGGACTTTTACTGGTTTTCTTGGTTGTCTTCTTTTTGGCAGCTGCTTTCTTCGCTGCCGCTGCTTTTTTCTGTGCCGCTGCTTTTTCCCTGGCTTTCTGTGCCTTGGTCTTCACAACCGACACGCTCACGATCAGAGGGGCTACAAAGGACAAAGTTCCGGTAAACCAGCTCTGGTTGACATCTTCCGTGGTCGTGAACCCATTGAAGTACACTTCCGTGATTCCCCTTGCAGCACACTGTGTCTCTACGATCCTGTACTTCTTCTGTTTCTTCTGTTTTGTAGTCTTAAACAACCTCTGGATGTACTGAATCTGTTCCTTTGCTGTATAGCTGCCGTCTTCCTCGAAGTACATTGATACTTCGACCTTGGCTGCCTCGAACCCTGTGGGCTGGTTTGCTTTTGTAACCTTGCCCTTGCTGTTCTTTTTATCCTCGATCTTACCCTCTTCCGTGATTGTTACGCTCTGCACCTGGCCGGGAATTTTCTTCCCGGCTATGGTCAGATATTTCTCATCAACGTAGATCATGATGCTGTCCTCCCTATGCCGTTACTGGGTCGTTATCCCCATCCAGCTCAGAGAGCAGTTTCTTCAGCTTACGCAGATCATCAATGCTCTGAGCGTCAATGTTCATTGTTACATGGTACGTCTGGTACTTCGTTCCGCCCTGTGGCTGTGCCTGCTTCGGTTCCGGCTTCGTTGTAGTCGTCTGCTGTTTCTCTGTCTTTTCCTTGGTCTGGGTAACAGTATTCTTCTCCTTAGTCGGATCAGACTGTTTCTTTCCGCCAGGGAAGAACATGGTAAACGTATTCATGACTACATTTCTCATCCGGTTCCACAGGCTGTCCAGTGGAACGATCGCTTCCTCACCGGCTTCTCCTCCAATCATCGGGCTTGTGCCGTTCATGCCGAACATGGTCGGTTTTTTCATGATCGCACCTTTCGCGTAGTAGCTGACCGAGAAGTTCGGGACGGAAGCTGTTGCTTTTCCGTTTCCTACTGTTGAGTAGGATACATTTACATGAGGTAGGGACGGTCTCGGAACCGTGATGTGGATGTTCTCGAACGCTGCCTTGATCTGGTATGCAATGCTGGACGCGGTGCTGACTGCACTGGATCCGGCGGAGCTGATACCGGAGGCAACGTTGGACATCATCTGTCTTCCCAGTTCGCTAGCTGATGATACCGCGTTCCGGAAGGCATTCATGGCGTCCGCTCCTGCTTTCTGTGCTGCTGAAGTTGTGGTTCCTGATCCGGAAGTAATTCCGGAACCGATATCTTTGATCATATTCGTGCCTACTGCGGTGGCGTTTAAGTTATCCACTGCATCCAGGGCACTCTGTCCCGCGTTCTGTGCCGCGCTCTGAGCACTGCCCGCATTTGCGGTGATACCGCTGGTCAAGCTCTCGATCAGGTTTGCCCCTGCGGATCCTGCTCCAGTAGTATCAATATTAAAGGCACTCATGATCTCCTGACCTGCACTCTGAGCGGCTGTTTCTGCTCCGGCGGTTCCGGATGTAATTCCGTCCGTTACGCTCTGCATCAGGTTCGCTCCCGCAGATCCCGCTCCACTGGTATCAATGTTGAAGGCACTCATGATCTCCTGCCCTGCGCTCTGTGCCGCCGCTTCTGCTCCGGCGGTTCCGGATGCAATTCCGTCCGTTACGCTCTGCATCAGGTTCGCTCCTGTGGATCCTGCTCCAGTAGTGTCAATGTTGAAGGCACTCATGATCTCCTGACCTGCGCTCTGTGCCGCCGCCTGGGCGTTTCCTGCGTTCGCTGTGATACCACTGGTCACGCTCTCGATCAGGCTTGTCCCTGCCGTTCCTGCTCCGCTGGTATCAATGTTGAAGGCACTCATGATCTCCTGGCCTGCGTTCTGTGCCGTCGCCTGGGCTTCTGGTGTTCCTGTATTGATTCCATCTGTCACGCTCTGCATCAGGTTCGCTCCTGCGGATCCCGCTCCGCTGGTATCAATGTTGAAGGAACTCATAATCTCCTGACCTGCGTTCTGTGCCGTCGCCTGGGCTTCTGGTGTTCCTGTATTGATTCCGTCTGTCACGCTCTGCATCAGGTTCGCTCCTGCGGATCCTGCTCCAGTAGTGTCAAGATTGAAGTTGTCCAGGATACTCTGTCCGGCGTTCTGAGCTTCTGCCTGTGCTGCTGGTGTCCCTGCGGTGATTCCGTCTGCCAGGGCCTGCATGGACTCTGTTCCCTTCTGTTGTAAGCTGTCAGGGTTGAAGTCAAGTGTGGAAAGTGCCTGGTTTGCGTTGTCTACTGCTGTCTCTACCTTCGGGATATCGTTCTCGATGGCCGTTGCTGTCCCTGCCACTGGTGTCGTATCCGGAACATCATCCTCTCCGAACAGCCAGCCTGTAAAGTCGTCCCACAGTCCCTTGGCTGTGTCTACTAGGCTGGAAAAGCCGCTCACGAATCCGTCCTTGATGCTGTTTACCAGGTTAGATCCTACATCCAGCCAGTCGATCGACGTCACGGCATCTACAACTCCGGAGAATAATTCCGGGATCATGCCGATCAGGGTCGGGATGGCTGAGATCAGTCCGGACAGGATCATTAAAATGATCTGAATACCGGATGTGATCAGAGACGGCAGCCCGGAGGCTATCGTCTGAAGGACCAGAGGGATCAGCTGAAGAGCCTGCGCCAGGAGCTGGGGGAGTCCGGTTGCAATTCCCTGAGCCAGCATCCCCAGGATCTGAAGACCGGCTGAAATCACAGACGGCAGGTTCTGAATGATGCCCGTCAGGATCATCTGGATCAGCGAAATCCCAGCCGATAAAAGTGCCGGGAGCCCGGTCACGATCCCCTGTACTAGCATACTCAGGATCTGAAGACCAGCTGACAGGATAGTTGGCAGATACTGTATAATTCCAGTCAAGAGCGACTGAATCAGCTGTATCCCGGCGGATAAGATCACCGGCAGCAACGTTGTGATTCCTGTATACAGGGACTGGATGATAGTCTCCCCAGCCTGCAAGATTGACGGAACCGCCTGCAAAATTCCGGACAGTAATGTCAGAAGCAGGGAAAGTCCGACACTTAGCAAAGTCGGTGCTATCGTCTGGATTCCCGTGATCAGGGACTCCAGCATGGACACGCCGCCCGATATGAGGGACGGAAGCCCGGAGGCTATACCAGACACAATCTGAAGCACCAGGTTGATACCAAACTGTAGGAACTCCGGAAGCTTCTGTGCTATGGCTGTGGCTGCGGTTCCTACGAACCCGCCTACCTTGCCGAAGATATTGCTGAAGGTCGCGCCCAGCTGTTCCACGTCTCCACCGCACGCCTTAAATATGGCTATCAACGCCACGATCAGCCCTATCACCCACGTTATAGGTGACGATAGGAGTGCGCTATTGAACAGTCCGCTGGCCTTGCTCGCCAAGGTCGCGACTGTCTTCAACGACGTCATAGCCTTACCTAGTGTTCCGATGGTAGTAGTCACCACTCCGGCCACGATCAGGAATACACCCAGGATCGCAACGATCCTCATAATGGTCGCGACGGTCTCCTGGTTATTGGATACCCAGTCTGATCCCTTCTGAACCAGTCCGATCATAGCCTCCAGTCCGGTATTGACCGCCGGAAGGAGTCCCTGTCCCAGTTCTTCCGTCACGTTGTGCATCTGTTGTTTTAATACTTGAAACTTTGGTTGTGTGAGATAAAGAAGCAATAGAAGTGTAAAATTTTTTGCCGTTCCTATCCGGCACTTGCGCATTGTGCCAGACAGGTCGGGCATTATTCGGGCAAGTCTACCTTGCCGACAAAAGAATAATAGATTTCAATTTCCTGCCTGCGGTTTTTGTTCTCGTCATAGCTGCACTCATGCACTACGATTTTCTCGATAAACTCCCGCAGCAGGGTAGGGGTAAGTTCCTCGAAGCTGGTGTACTTGCGGACAATGTTCATAAACTTCTCTGCGTTTACTGTGGCTTCCTGCGCCTTTGCAAGTTCCCCTTGCAGTTCGGCGGCTCTCTCTTTAAGCTGCCGCTGCTCCGCTTCATAGTCTGCCGACAACTCCGCAAACCGTTCATCAGAAATGCGCCCGGTCACGCTGTCCTCATAAAGCCGCTTGAAGATAGCGGACAACTCGGCTATGCGCTTCTCGGTTGCGTCCAGTTCCTTTTTCTTGGCGGCGTTCCTGCGCTTGCCCCCGTCCTCGTTCTGCTCGATCAGCAGCTTCATAAACTGCTTTTCGTGCCTTGCCGCATAGTCGGTCACTTTCCGCAGATTGGCGGTCACTCCCGCTGTCAAAAGGTCGGTGCGGATAAAGTGCGCCGTACAGTCCTTGACACGCTTCTTGTAGTTCCCGCAGATGTAGCAGTCCTGCCGCCTTGTCTTGTTCTCATACCTCTGCTGGTAGAGGACGCTGCCGCAGTCGGCGCAGAACAGCAAGCCGGAGAACAAGCCCACTTCATCATAGCGGTTGGGGCGTTTGCGCTGCTTGCGTAACTCCTGCACCCGTTCCCATGTGGCAAGGTCGATAATCGGCTCATGGGTGTTCTCGAATACCGCTTGCTTTTCCTCCGGGTTTTCTACGCTGGACTTCACTTTGTAGGAGATTTTCTCGGTCTTGAAGTTTACCGTATGCCCCAGATACTCCTTGCGTTCAAGGATATGGACAACGGTATTTGTCGCCCATCTGTACGGGTAATCGGGGTAGTAGCGGCGGGTGCTGCCCGTCCTGCGGTATTCCAGCGTCCCCGGCGTGGGGATTTCCTGCTCGGTGAGCATACGGGCGATTTTGGTCGGGCCGTTCCCGGCAAGGCACAAGCTGAATATCTGCTTGACTACCGGGGCGGCTTCCTCGTCAATGATAAAGCGTCCGTCCTCGCCTTTTAAGTAGCCATAGACGGGCTGGCTGGTAATGGGCTTGCCGCTCATGCCCTTGCTTCTGAAAACTGCCTTGATTTTCCTGCTCGTGTCTCTCACCATCCATTCGTTAAAAAGATTTTTTAGCGGCGTTAGGTCGTTGTCGCCCTGTGCGCTGTCCACTCCGTCATTGATGGCGATAAAGCGGACGCCTTTCTTGGGGAAAGTGATTTCCGTAAACATTCCGACTTGCAGGTAGTTCCTCCCCATGCGGGATAGGTCTTTGGTAATGACGCATTTTACCTCGCCATTCTCCACGCAATCCATCATTTCCATAAAGCCGGGTCTTTGGAAGTTCGCCCCACTCCATCCGTCGTCAACGAAAAAACGGTAGTTCAAAAATCCATTGTCACGGGCATAGGTTTCCAAAATGCGCTTTTGGTTGGATATGGAATTGCTCTCGCCCTGCAATTCATCATCTTTACTCAATCTTGCGTAAAGGGCGGTAACGGGTGCTAATTGGGTGGTCTGTCTAATCATGGTTTCCTCCATTTCCGACAGCCGCCCCGCTATTCCGTACAAAGATTGTACCATACGGGGCGGCGGTCTGTATAGTGGTTTCTGCTTCTTTATCGCCTGTCATAATGACGATTTTTCAAAAAAGGCTTGTCATGTCACACAAGCGGTAGAAAAGTTCATACTTCTGTGCTATACTTTTGTCAAAGCAATTATTAAGCGGGAGAATAGCCACATGAAGAAAATATATTTAATCGGCGGGGCAATGGGTGTTGGAAAAACAACAGTAGCACAAATCTTAAAAACAAAATTATCAAACAGCGTTTTCCTTGATGGCGATTGGTGCTGGGATTCTGACCCATTTCAAGTTACAGAAGAAACAAAAATTATGGTTATAGATAACATTAGTCATTTGCTTAACAACTTCATTCATTGTTCTGCATATGACAACATCATTTTTTGTTGGGTAATGCACGAACAGAGTATAATTGACGACATTCTATCAAGGTTAGACCATAAAGATTGCAAGGTTTATTGCGTTTCCTTGGTTTGTGACCCTGATGTATTGAGCGAAAGACTGCGCAAAGATATAGAGCAGGGTGTTCGTTTGCCATCAATTATTGAAAAAAGCATTTCATATCTTCCGAAGTACCGACTGTTATATACAAAAAGGATTGATGTTTCTAACAGTTCGCCAAATCAGATAGCAGATGAAATAGCGGCGTTATAATCACTCCCATTCCAGCGGTCATGCTCCCCGGCATGACCGCTTTTCTCATACCCCCGGCTCATGCAGTATAGGGCGGCTTTGGTGCGGCTGCGGTTTCCGCTTCCAGCACTTTCATCATCTTGTCGGCTGCGGTGGCGGTGGTGTCTTTCTTGAAAAAGCCGGAAACAATGAGGACGGTGTTACCCATGCGGGTTTCCGTCACGCAATCCGGGCGGCGGTCTGTGGGGCTGGCGGTGCGGTGCTTTTTATCGGTCATAGGCAACTCCTTTCATTTCAGCAGTTCTTTCAGCCTGTCCAGCTTGGCTTTTGCGGCTTCCTTTCGGAAATTCTTTGCCGTGAAGCAGACAGGGGAACACATTTCAATCAGTCGGTC